TCTTCAAAGAGTTTAATGTTCCCTTCCATTGTACTCTCTTCATCTGTATCATCTATAGAGCTTATCTTATCAAGGTGAGCATCAAAAATATTGATAATACCGTAGTTTTCTTCTGTGAGGAAGCTTAGTCTGCTAATGCTATATTCAGGAGGGGTGTATTCTGCTATTTCTTGTCTGAATACTTCTGCGGGGTCAAAGTCTTCTGCAATACCATGGCGTGTTTGAACAGTGAAGTAAGTCCCTGAAGGTTTCTCCTTAAAATATACCTGAACGACGTCTTGTTTATCAATTTCATGTTTTTCAAGAAACTCTTTGTACAGGTTTTTAATACTGTCAGGCTTGTCTTCTATACGATCTTCCAGTTTGTTTTTGCTGTTAGACTGAGAATGATCATCTTTGTAAATAGAACGTCCTCGTGATACATCGTCGTACGAGATATTTAAACGTTCTGCTATTTCATCTGTTGCTGTTTTTAAATGTCCGGGGTATTGTTTAAAGAACTGGTAGGCTTTATTTACTGCGTTATCCATTAAAATATTTTGAATTTTATTCCTACTCGTAGTGCAGAGAGGTCAAATTCAGATAACGATTGATCATTCAGATTATACCCAACTTCATATCCAATATTACCTCGTAGAAGTATTACAGATGGAGTAAAGGTTATGTCTTCAGACAAGTTTTCTGCTGATATACCTCCCCACAATCCTTTGGGATTGTTGCGGTTTGGGTCTTCAAATACTCGTGTAGGTTTCAGATATCGATCAATGGTTAAGGTTTTATACCTTGTATCAACGTAATAATCTATCTTGCTGATGTACCATAAACTCTGATCGAGTAATTCACCTTTTACTCTGGATGTTATAGTTGCCGTTATTGCGGAGTCGGCATAATTGGTGGTATAGGTTTTCGTGCTGTCATTTGTTGTAGGAGTTGGTATCTCCAGTTGAGTGAAAACCGTATCTCTTTGGATGAGGGTGTCGACTTTTGTTTTGTATACAATGGTAGTGTCTCTGAGACTAATATCTTCTTCGTATTCAATGGGAACGTATTCAGTAGGACGGTTAATAAGTAGAAAAGCAATAATAATAAGGGCAACGGTGTACCCTATTGTATGTGGTGTCTTCAGGAGATTAAGCATTGGGATACCATTGGTTAAAGTCATCTTCATACACGTCATACATGATACGTTTCATATCATCAGTGTATACCTCATCACCCTTGTTTTCAGTGGTGTTAAGGTTAGGTAATATAACATCTTTTTGTAGTAGTTTGCAAAGGGATTTAAAATCTTCTTCTATGTTTTCTACTTTACCTACTGCATTAGCTCTGAAATGACCATTATCATCACACAACCACCAGTAAGCAGGTTTCCAGTAAGATGGGTTGTAGAAATAAGGGCGTTCTTCATTAGCAATGGTTTTGTAGAACCAATCTTCAAATGTAATATTCTCTGATTTTATCCTGAAAATATTTCGTCTTTTGTTCCACCTGTAAAAGCTTGTAATGCGGTCGAAAGGATTTCGCACAAAAGCACATACAAGAGTTTCTTCATCGATATCATTATTCGTTCTTACGGGATTATGCCCCATCTTTTTTACATCAAGTGCTCTCCTTATAGAAGTACCTGCACACTTGGGAATATGGATGAATTCAAAGTTATTTGGGTCGTACATACGTCTAATATAGATAAAAAAAAAGAGAGACAGTAATTAAACCATCTCTCTTTAGCCTATCGGTCTTAGGTGCGAATTACACTCCGAAGAATGTGTTCAGATCAATACCATCAGCTGTTCCACCAGTTACCAACGCAATAGTGATCTCCTGATACATATTGCTTCGGGCAATATTAGGAGTTGTATTGGTCTTTACTTTCAAAGTAATCAACTTGTAATTACTTGAGGTGTTTGCATAAAAAGGAGGGGCAATTGGGAGATAAATACGGTTTAGGTAATTAGATCCTTTTGCTACTTCTTCCAAAGCTCGTACTTGAGCTCCAGTTCCTGTTCCACCTTTAGCAGCAGTAGTTGCAGCTTTAGTCCAATCAAATGCTTCGCCATCAAGAGCTGTATCAAATGCTACAATACCGTTTGCAACGGCACCTTCAACACTTAAATTAGCTGTGATAACTATATCATCGGCAGCAGTGGTTACCGTTACAAAATCAGGGAACTGCTTATTCAGCTGGGTTGCAAACTCAGTTGCAATAGCTGCAGCAGTTTTACCATCCAATTTTACTTCGGCGGTTAATCTTCCTTGTGGACGTGGGCTTCCATCTGCGCGTACGACTAATATGCTCGCAAAACCAGTTCCCGTCTCAGCGGTTACAGTGGTTACTTGGGCAACAGGCGCTACGTAGTCTTTCTCAACTACTTCGACCACATCGTCTACATTAATAATAGAAGATATGATAGCGTCGTTTTCGTTGGCTCCACCTTGAACAATCTGTACCCTCTTTGAAGAGGTTAGAGAAGTTGGATCAAGGGTTCCACCAGCAAAGTCGTCAACGTCAAAAAGAGCAACACGAGCTTCCGCTACATCAGCAGGGTTTACTACGTTAGTATCCGCGCCTGGAATAGCGTTGGCGTTGTTAATAAATAATTGTCGTGACATTGTTCTATATGTTTAATTGGTGCTTACGCTAAAGACGTAAACTGTTTTTGTTTGCCTGGAGAGCTTATCTGCCCTCCGTAGTCTAAGATACCATTACAGTATCTTAGCTACAAGTAATAAATGCTCACTATATATCCTCTACTATCTAATATAACAAGAGGGTCTTTACGATTTATTCAAGTTCCATTAAATCTTGTAATTGTCCATCAGCACCAAATTTATCTATATCTGACAAGAGGGATTTAACAGCTAAATCAACTATTTCATCATGTGTAAACTCAGGTAAATCACAGTCTACATTATTGGATGGTGTGTCTGTATCATTAAGTACAGTCACAGGCTCTCTAATGTAGTTGAGATACGCTTCATCTACGATAAAATGACTATCTGTATAAATATCCAAACCGTGGCTTGAGATATCATATATAGGGTGATTTATAGAAGCTTTGTTAAAAGGGTCGCCAAGCAATGCATAAATATCATCTGTCTGTATACGCTTAGCTAAAACAACTCTTTCTAAGTAATCTTCGTTAAAAACTCCATCGATTTCTCGTTTAGAGTTTACCACTGTAAATGTTATACCATCTCTGGCATATTGTATCTTACATCGCAAAGACAAGAGAAATAAATGATCATCAGGAAAAGCACCCCTATCTACAAACACAATACCTACGCCTGTGTTAGCAGGCACATGTGTTATGGTGAGTGCTTCGTCCTTAATAACCAGTGTCTTCAGATCTTCATACCGCTTCAATGATTCTTCAAAACCCGTCTGCAAAGCATTAGATTTATCATCAATTCGGTCTTTCACAAATTGATTGATTGCCATGTTGAGATATTTATCGATCTCTTGTGACACGAGATTATCATTGGCGAATGAGTTTATCTTCTGACTTCTCAACCGCACTTGTCTGTGCATGTTTAAGATATCCATTATTCAGTTTTTCGAGCTGCTTCCAGTTTCCCTTTCAGGATTTCTGTAGTTTTGCTGTTCTTGGGATTTTCGAAGTATTTAACTGTTTCATCAAGGTTGTTACCAAGTAATTCATCACTAAACCAGTACTGACTATCAATCTTGGTAAGAACATTTGCTTCAACAAGGTTAAAGATATGTGCTTTAAGCTCAAGATGTTTATCAGTGGCAACAGCTACGAACTTACGAGGTTCTTCATCAATCAACTGATCGATGTAGTTCTCTTTTTGTTCTGCAGACATGTTGTCTGGGTTGGTATCAGAAAGAACAGTAAGAACAAGATTGATCTTATCCTCGTTGTCAGACATACGAATAAATTCTTCGTAAGCTTTCTTTTTAACCTGTACCATTTTATTGTTTTCCTTAGTTTCAACTTCAGGATCGTAAATGTAAAATTGTTTTTTGGAGTTGGCTAATAAGGCTGCACGACTATCCGCTACATACTTATGTTTTAATGCCCACTTGTATATCAAGTAGTGATTAATGTTTTGAGGTCGCCCACCCTTTCCTTTGGAAATGTTTAACACTTTTCCATCAGAAGGAATATCTACCCTCAAGTTTGCCCACCACATACGACATGCCTTACCGAAATCTCTTTCAGCAGAGTCTATGCCTAACAATTCAGAAAGAAGTTGTTCTTCTTCATCACCAGATACGCCTTTTAAAGGTGCTTGCCCATCAAAAATTGAGGATAAGGTCTTTTTAGCGTTGGCTACTATAGCAGGAGGTAAATGACTTTTTGCCTCTCTCCTGCGGATTTGAATCTCTTTCATACTATTATGTTAGATTTAGGGTTTAGGTTACATACTAAAAGAGGTGATATTCCTATCACCCCTTTTGTATAAAGTGTGTTTACGCAACACAACGTAAATCAAGTGAAGTGTCGAAGCGCTTGAGCACTACTCCCATAACTTTCAGGAAGTGAACACTTGCACCGTCAATGTCGGATGCACGTAAGTCGTTACCAGGGAATCCTGTAGGGACTGTGGAACCAGCTACTGCCCATCTGAGCATTTCACGGTTTTTACGAGTAACCATTTGCAGGTTAGGCTCGCCTTGATAATTGGATTGATCTACGAATACCATTCGGTAGGATTCAAGAGGCAATCCAGTTTTCGGATGAAGCTCACTTGCCTGAGCAACACCACCATGGTCAAACAGAGGTACTTTAACTACACGAACAACATGTCCATCGACGTGTTGATAGGTAGTGAAGAACCCTGATAGTTCCATGTTTCTACCAGAACCGTTTACAAACTTACCATCGTTAAACTGACGATAAGAACTTGCATCCAATTCGGCTTTCATTGCTTGGTCAAACTCATCTGCACCACCAAGTCCAGTGTACAGTGTTACCTGTTTGTTTTGACCATCACTCATTCCGTAAAAGATACTTCGGATAACATCCTTGATCTTTTGGGAAGTAAGGACAGAATAAGTTTCCTTATTCTGAATTTGCTCAAGAAGTCCAGGACCAATAATTACTGGCTGTCCGTTCTCATCGAGCATGTTTGTTTGCCCTTTGGAATCATAAGACTGCTCACCATACCAGAGGTACATTTCACATTCTTCTTTCCATTGGAGCATATATTGCCATTCTTCGAAATCCATCCAGTATTTGGAGGTTCCTCCGCTTGCAGTGGGTAAACCCATCTCCATAACGGTTTCTTTGGCATTACCAGAGATCTGATAAGACTTACGAATAGTCGTCAACTTATGACGAACCTTCGCAGGTGCTTCCCAGTTACTGGCATTTCCTCGTGACCAGTCAATTCCAACAGGTGCAAATAATGAAGCGAACTGACTTCCAGCTGCTACATCGGCTGCAGGCATTGTTGCTGTTGAATCTGGAGACACAAGTCTCAGGGTATAATCCCAGTTTTTACCATTAGGTACTGGATCACTCATGATACGTGCCTGAACTCCAGACTTGGAGACAAGGACGTAATCCTTAATGAACCATTTGTCAGGGAAGGTAACTTTGAAGAAACTTCCTCCGAGACCTAAGTTCGTGGTACTTGCAGGGGTTTCTGCAACTGGTCGAGTTTTTCTCAACCTTGTCATTACATCGTAGCTGTATTCCAGCTCCTCAATTGATTTTACGTTATTTACACCTTCGGTTAGCATTGAAAGAGGGAATCTTTGATCTTCCTTACCACCTAAAAATGTCAACATAGGACTCAGCTTTTCGGGCTGAGTAAGTAACGCACTTGAGATAGATGCAACGTCAGACTTTTGCTGATCATTGTATGTGGTACGCTTAGCGTACATGCGTGGTTCTACTTTTGCCATTGTTCTATATGATTTGATTTTTTAGGGTTATAACGTACCAAGCTCAACATTCGCTCCTGTAACTACTTCGTCTTTCTCTTTTTTGCGATCAAGTTTACGTTGATTCATACGCTCTCTTAACTTCTTGGCGTTCTTATCTTTCGCTTTTCGATCCACAATAGAAGAAAGGTCAAAGCCTTTAAATAAAAGGTAATCCATTGCCAGTTGTGTTTCTCTGTCTATGTCTTCGACATCAAGGTCTCGTTGAGACTTGTTGCCATCCACAGGCTTCGAAATGTAATCAAATAAGGAATCCTTATCCTTTGCAGGAAGGGTAAACCCTTTTAAATTACTAACTGAATCAATGTCTTCTTTTACATCGTTCCAGAATTTTTCTACGTTTTGTTGTTTTTGTTTATCTGCTTCTCTCTGCTCTTCAAGAAGATTTTCTTGGCCTTCTTGTTGCTTAGTACGTAATGCAGAGAGTGCGCGTTTTGCTTTGTTGTCAAGAATTCCCCCGTTCTTGTAATCCTCTACTTCAGCTTCGATTTCCTCATCAGAGTAACCTCTTATTTTGAGTTCACGCCGAACAAGGTCTTCATGCTGAGAAGAGTCCTCTTCGTTAAATTCAACCGTGGTGTAGTCTACTTCAGGGAATTTAGTTTTCAAAAACTTGTCAGGGTTTCCGCCAAGTCTTCGATATTCGAGTAGCTCCTGAACATCAGGGTACTGCTCGAAAATTCTTGCTAATTGTTCATCTGCAAGTTTTTCAGAACTCGCTTGAACTAATTGTTGGATACCTTCTTCGGTATCTTCAAATTCTTCGTCAAACTCATAACCGAGGGCTTGCTGTATTTCTTTGACCAAAGGAACATCTTCATCAAGAGGATCATCATCATCACCTTCGTCGTCTTCATCCTTATCAGGATCATCATCATCGACTAAGTTAAGATCTTTATCCTCTTCATCATCTGTATCTTCTATTTCGGGGTCATCTGAAGACTCTTCCTCTTCATCATCCAGCCCTTCAAGGTTATCGTTTATCTCCATCTCTACTTCTGAAAAGAAGTCAGTAGATAGTTCTTCTTGTTTTTCTTGTTCTTTTGCCATGTGTTAAAGGTAATTATTAGTGATTATAGTGTCAACATTATTCATGAAATTCTTTCAATTACTTTTATGGTTTTAAGAATTACTGGAGCTCGTACTCTTTTTAGCTGCTATTTCTTTAGCTTTAAGATTCTCCTGAGCCTTGTTAGAGCGTTTTTCTTCCTGTAATTGTCTCATTTTAACTTTTTCTTCTAATTGAAGTTTCATGCGTTGAATCTGCTCATCTGACATATTCATTACATCAGCGTTAGCAAATTCCTGTTTAATTAGCTCTATATCGATTTTATTTTGACGGTCTAACTCATTTTGCTGAGCGTCAAACTCACGTTCTTGTTGTTTTTCTTCAAGTTCAGCTTGTTTCATTTGCTGTTCCATTTCAGATGCCTGCTGTTGCAGCTGCTCCATAGAAGCTTCTGCTTGTTTAACAAGATTTTTAAGTTCAGCAAAGTTATCAGAATCAATGATCTCTGTTATGATAGACATAGGAGCACCATTCTGCATAGCTGCCTGACCAAGTTGTTTTAACTGTTCAAGCTTATAACGTTCTTTATTAGCGTCCTTAACAAATACACCAAACTCTTCATGTACAAAGGTATCAGGATCGATGTCGATAAACTTTTCAATACCATCAGGCATTATGTAATTACCCTTCTTACCATTCAGCCAGGCTATCTGAGAACAATCGATAAGTCCCTGAAGATCTCTTTGTTCAAGTTCTGCATACTTACGGTATAGCTCTTCTGTAATATGTGAACTTTGAATGATTGCCTGTTCACCTGTAGCTTTACCTTCATATTGTCCCATTTGCCCCATGCGTTGTCTGGATACCCCACTGACAAATTCCCACTCTTCTTTAATAAACTGAAGCAGGGCTATGTATTGTTGAATGGTCTTAATACTCATATCGAGTACAGACTGATGTTGAGGATTAAACTGTATTCCTTCTTTCTGATAATTCACCCATCCAATACCTGTGGCTTCAAGAATACGCATGAACTTATCCATATCCCAGCCTTTCGGAATCATGGAGATATCAAGTAACGCTAAAATATCCTTTGATTTGGCTATAGCATTTTCCAATCGGTATTTGTAGATGTTGTAAGATAGCTGATAAGGAATTCCTAATGATACCAGACTAATATTCTTTGAGTTTCTCTCACTGTAAGATCTACCATTAACAGGTAATTTACATTTAGACGGATTGTCTATACTTGTACGTTGGTAATCAATAGGACGAATATCCATATAGATATCTCCATCAATACGGAAACCTTGCCATACTTCGTTAACCCATTCCCAATCAAG